CAATGTACAGAAAACTCTCGTGCTAAATCATTTGGTGGAGAAATTGTGATAAATCTTCCTATTGGAACTAAATTGGTTAATGTTACATGGAAAGAAACTGAACTCTGGTATTTATATACTACAAGAGAAAGTAATGAAATAATTAAAACTTCATATTTTCAAGAACAAAGTTCTTTTGGAGTATGGGAAGGAACTGTTAAGTTTGTAGAGAAGTAACTCTACTTGGGAGTATAAACCGTAATTGGTAGCGGGCCGCCTGTAAAGCAAGTGCTTAGGCTCTGGTGGTTCAAATCCCCTACTACTCACTAAAATTTATACTTATGAAACTCATTTAGAAAACAAGGAGAAATTTAAAAGGAAATAACTATGACAACAAATGATAAAAAAATTGCAATAGCGGTATTCTTATTTGGTTTTATAGTATTACTAAGTGTAGCTAAAGAAGATAAACAAATACATGTTTTACTAACGTTTATACTTTTAACTTTACTTTGTATATTAGCTGAACTTACAAATAAACCAAATAAGTAAGATAACAATCCAAGTCAAAGGATGAAAAAGACTTTTTACTGACGAGTAATAAAATCCTTATTTCTTAACTAAACAAAGTATCATGGAATATGATAGTAAAAAGTTACTTATTATTGTTGTATTATTACTAATATGGAATTATACAACAAGTAAAACAAAAGAGATTTATTTTAATACAACAAAGGTTGAAGAAGTTAAAATAAATAAATCGGATTTACTGCTGCTTGCAAGAATAATCTATGCGGAAGCAGGTCATGAAAAAGAATATGATGGATTATTAGGTGTTGGACAAGTTGTTCTTAATAGAGCAGAAAGAAAGAAAACATCTATTAAGAATATAATCTATCAGAAAGGTCAGTTTGATGGCGTGAGATCAAAGAACTTTAAATATAGGTATAAGACCTGTAAATTATTTAAAGTCTCCTTACAAGCAGCCAGAGAGCTTTTAGAAGGTAAAAGAATCTTACCTAAAACAGTAGAGTTTTTCCACAATCCCATTACTTCTACTGATACAGATTGGACAAGAAAAATATCAAAATATAAACATAAATTAATAGGTAGACATCTATTCTGCCATAATCCAAATTTAGTATGAGTGGAATTAAACACAAAGTTGAGAAGCTTATTAAAAAAGGAGATCAGGATAAAGCTGCCTCTTTAGCTTCTAAAACTCTCATAGGAAATACTATATCACATAAAGATGCTCAAAAGATTCAGAAGATTAGATTTTCTGATAAAAAAACAGCATTACAAACATCAAAAGAATTATGAAACCACGAATAAAAGTCGAAGCATTAACAGAAGATGGTTATGTTGAAGATGTATATTTATCTGAAACTGCCATTAAGAAAGAAAGTAAAGATGCGTATACTACACCTACCGGAAAAGAAAAAGTTAAAGTAGATAAGTATAGGTATAATTTACCTTCTATTGAATGGCAAAATAAATTCATAAACAACGATAATAAAAATGGCTAAGAAAGAAATTGAATTAAAATATTGTACTTTCTGTCAATGGGAAGTACAAAATCCTTGTAGTTTTCTTATAACTGCACAGTTTTGTAGTAATTATAAACTAAGAGATCTTAGATATGTTAGACAACAAATTATTAACTTTAGAACCAAGTACAGCTATTCCAATTTGTCCATATTGCGGATGCCTAATAGCTAAACCTTGTACTACAGAAAGAGAATCATGGAGATGTCCAAATAATCAGATAGATTATAAGACAAGTTTACCTGATGATTTTAATCCAGAATTAAATTAATTACTATGCAAGAAGCATTTACATTTTTAGGAGTAGTATTATTCTTTTGGTGGTTCTTTAAATCAAGTAAATAATGAAACTATTATTCCTTTATTGGCTTATACCATTATGGACTTTTACTTCTGTACAACAGGAAATTAGAAGTACTGTAGATGGACAAACAGAAATACTCAATGCTAAAGTAGAAGTTATTGGTTTTTCTAATAAGATTTGTTTTATAGGCAAGATAACAGAATGTCATTATATTATAGAGCAATACAAAAATGAATATACTTTAGCTGACAGAGTAATAGTACGAGTACTTAAAGACAGAATCATCTATAATGATGACTACGAAGTAGGAATACTTTATAAAGAGAAAAGATTTGAAAACTAAAGGTGGTAGAAATACCACCTTTTTTAATTTATACAGATGAAGAGAATATGGATATATGACTTAGAAGTATATCATCAATTATTTAGTGCTACATTTATAGATAAAGACTCGGATGAATCAAGAGTCTTTTTTGTTCATAAAGATATTGACCAAAGAGTTGAATTATTTGAATTTCTAAATAATGAAGTTTCTGGTTTAATTGGATATAATTGTATAAACTATGATAGTCAAATAATTGAATTTTTATACAGAAATTCTAAAGCTACAACTGCTGAATTAAGAAATTATTCAGATGTCATTGTTAATTCAGAGAATAGAAGATTAGATGTACCAGAATATAGATTAAGAATTCCTCATCTTGATTTATATAAAGTTCACCATTTCGATAATAAAAATCGTCGTGTAGGACTCAAATGGTGTGAATTTATGATGGATATGGATAATATTGAAGACTTACCTTCTGATGGAATAGGAGATAATTGGTTAGAGAAGGTTTTGCAATATAATTTCCATGATGTTGTAGCTACAAAACTACTTTATAGTAGAAGTATTAAGTTAATTAATTTGAGAAAGGAACTAAAAAGAATGTATGGTATTGATTTTTCTAATGCATCTAATTCAAAAATAGGTTCTGAATTATGTCTTAAATTATATTGTGATGCTACTGGTAAGTATAAAAATGATGTTAGAAGTTTAAGAACTTATAGATCAGAAATAAACATTAATGAGATTATATTTGACTATATCAAATTTGAATCTTTTGAGTTTAATTCAGTACTTCAAAAGTTTAGAAGTTTAATAGTTAAGAATACCAAAAATGCTATTGAATTTTCTGTCAAATATAAAGGATTTCAATTTGATTATGGTAGTGGAGGAATACATGGAAGTATTCAGAATAGTGTAGTAACTACCAATGATGAATATATAATTATAGACAGTGATGTATCATCACTATATCCATCTATTGCAATAGCAAATAAATTATATCCTGAACATTTAGGGGAGGAGTTTTATAATATATACAATGAGAAAATTGTATCAGTTAGATTAGCTGAAAAAGCTAAAGGTGAATTAGGAAATAAAACAATAGTAGAAGGATATAAAGAAGCCAGCAATAGCGTGTACGGTAAGTCTAATGATTTATTTAGTTGGTTATATGATCCTAAATATACAATGCAAACTACTATTAATGGTCAATTAATGTTAAGTATGTTAGCAGAGTCTATAATGAATATAGAATCTACACAATTAATACAAATTAACACGGATGGCCTAACAACACGTTTGCGTAAAGATAAATTAGAAGAATATTTAAGTAAATGCCAAGAATGGGAGCTAAAAACCAAGCTTACATTAGAACATGCTTATTACAAGCAAATGGTTATAAAAGATTGCAACAACTATATCGCAGAATATACTAATAATAAGACTAAATGTAAGGGTTCATTTGAATTTGAGAATATTCCTTTACATAAAAATAAATCACATAGCATTATACCAAGAGCTATTTACAATTATTTTATCCATGATATACCAGTAGAAGATACTATTCTAAATCATAGAAATATATTTGATTTTTGTGCAGGAGTAAGAGCTAAAAAGTCAGATATAAAAGGTGCTTCTCATTATGAATTACAATGGATAGATGGAGATAAATTAGCTTCGCAAAAACTATCTAAAACAGTTAGATATTATATTTCTAAGAAAGGTAAATATCTATTCAAGTGTTATGAAGATGGTAGTAAAGCTCATGTAGAAGCTCCTCTTAATCTTGGTAAAATGAAAAAAGACTGGAAAGTAACATATTTTAATAAAGCTGTAAAGTATGATAATTTTGATGATTTTGGAATAGATTATAGTTATTATCTTTTTAAAACCAAAGAAGCAATCTCTGCAATACAAGGTAATAGAAATCAATTACAATTATTTTAATTATGTTTAGACAATTACCCGGAATATATAAAATAACAAATACTGTAAATAATAAAGTATATGTAGGATCTTCAATAAATGTTAGCACAAGGATAACTGCTCATAAACATTGTTTGAAAGCTAATAAACACCATAACAGTTACTTACAAGCTTCGTATAACAAGTATAAAGAAGTATCATTTATGTTTGAAATAATAGTATATTGTGATGAAGATGAACTAACATTTCATGAAGAATTTTATATAAATTTTTATAAATCAAATAATTCAAGTTTTGGATACAATTTGGAAAGTTTTGATAGAGGTAGGAAACGCCATTCCGAAGAAACTAAATTGAAAATAGGTAAAGCTCATAAAGGTAAAAAATCTAATTATAAGCGTACAATAGAACAAATAGAAATGTTTCGAGCAATAGCATTATTGCCTAAAACAGAATTGCATAAAGACAAAATTAGACAAAGTAAAATAGGTGTCAAAAGAGAAAGTTTTTCAGATAACTGGAAAGAGGCTATGAGTAACGCTGGTAGTAAATATTGGGACTTATATGATCTTTCTGGAAATATTGTTTTGTCTAATTGTAAAACATCAATTATAAAAGAGAAACTAAATGTTGCTACTAATACTGTACTTACTGCTTTTTCAAAAAATCATGTACTGATAGGGAAATATGTAATAGTTCCTTTTGGCGAAATACCTGATTATAACAAATACAGAACTGTGCGCAATCATGCAAAAAAACAAATAACAGATATTATCAATAAAGAACAATTAAAACTATTTTAATATGAAAGAAGTACATATAGTAATATCATTATTTGGATCTATCTATGATGGAGCATGGAATGAAATAAATTCTGTATGGGAAAACATTCATAAAGCAGAAGCAAGAATTCCTATTATAGATAAAGAGATGGAATATTTAGCTTCTATACCTCCACCAAATGAAGATAGTGATGAATGGAATACGTGGCAAGAACAGCATGAAAGAGGAAAGGAATATATTAATTCTTATGTAACTACAAGAACAATATTAGAATAATGAAACATTTAATAACAAACTTAGCAATAAAGTTCATTGAAGAACGTTGGCATGAAATTATAAAAGATTTAATAGCTTCTTATACTAAAGAATCATTACTAAATGATATTAAAAATGATTATCAAACTGCATCTTGGGTAGTATCAGAAGTAATGATGTGGGGAACTTCTACTGATTATCATAAACAATATAGCGTAGAATATGACCAGAAAGAAAACGATAGAGGAGTAATTAAAATAGAAGATACTTATTTTATAATGTCCGATGATTATGCCTATGTTGAAGTTAAACCTAAATTTAAAACAGTAATATATTTTGAATAATATGGAACTATACATAATAACTAAAACTGTATTCATACAGTGGGGGGACATTGATTACAAAGATGTTTTATTTCCATATATAGAGCAATATATTTGTACTAAAGAAAACTATTGGATAACTTTAAGAAAAGTAATTACAGAAATATACAAACCAGATGGTGCTACAATGAGTATTAGATCACATAATAGTAATCATTTACATCAGTGGAGTTTAGACTGGTATAAAAGAATTAGTAAATTATATCCAGTGGATCAAGCTAATGACCAATTGCTCCCAGTTGTAGGGGCATGTCAGGGAGGCTTTGTACCTAAATTCATTTAACAAAACAACAATAATCATGAATAAAGAAGATATATTTGAATATCTAAATAAACATGGGTATTCAATAACAAGCGAGCATCATCCTGAATTTCCTAAAGAAATAGTGTTAGAACACTTGGAATTAAGAAATAAGGATGAAGTATTTAAAGAACATTACAGAGAATTTATAAACTTACATTTCAAATGAATCAGCAAGAAACAGGTGCTTTCACAGCATTAACAACACCTAAATACTATGTCTTTATAACTAAAGAAAAAGAAGAAATTCCTGAAAGAGTTAAAGAAGAACCACAAT